TTACCTTGGAAAAAGTTTAATAATAATATGGCTATAGCTGTTGAATTTGATTTAAAGTATTAATGAAGAGTTTATACCAATTTATAATAAAACCTCACAATCAACGATATGAAAATATAAAAAAAGTTGATGGAAAAGAATTAATACTTAATTCAGATATATCAGAATTTAAATATGTTAGTAAAAAAGCTGTGGTTGTTTCTACACCCACGGCTTTTGATACTTCAATAAAAATAGGTGATACAATATATGTACATCATAATATATTTAGAAAATGGTATGATCAATCAGGTAAACAAAGAAATAGTGGTAATCACTTTAAAGATGATTTATACTTTGCGTCTATAGATCAAATATACATGTATGAAGGTAAATGTCATTTAGATTATTGTTTTGTTAAGCCAATTAAAAATAAATCTCATCTAAGCACCTCTAAAGAGAAAGAGCACTTTGGTATATTAAAGTATTCTAATAAGCTCTTAGAAAGTGCGGGATTGACACCTGGATCGCTTGTTATATTTACACCAAACTCTGAATTTGAGTTTATTATTAATGGTGAAAAATTATATTGTATGAAATCTAAAGATATAGCGGTAACTTATGAAAGTCAAAGAAACTAAACAAAGAATTATAGAAGCAGGTCAAAAAGCTATAGAAGAACTAATTAAGGTAGCTAAAGAAAAGATTGTAGACTCAGACGACGATGTAAGCGCTGACAGACTTAAAAACGCTGCCGCTACAAAAAAACTAGCTATAATGGATGCTTTTGAAATATTAACTCGAATACAAGAAGAAGAGGAAATGTTAAGTGAAAAAACTAAAGAAAAGAAAGAAGAAAAAGTTTTTAGAGGTTTTGCAGAAGGGCGTAGTAAATGAGTTATAATCAAACACTTTGTATAGAACTGCAAGATGTAGTTAACCCAGCAATTTTAAAAAAGAAAAATAGATTTAAAAAGTGGGAGTATGGATACGATCCAGAATATGATTTTATAATAATTAGTAAAACAGGTAAGATTGGACAGATCATTGAAATACAAAATCTTCGCATCGCATTACCAGCAGAAGATAAATGCTTTAAACGAAGCAAGGAGCAAGAGGAACAATACTGGGAAAAACAAGAATACCCGAAAGAATTAAATAGAATAAAAACAAGGTTTGATTGGGAAGAATACCCTACAGACTTTAAAGAAAAATGGTACGATTATATAGATGAAGAGTTTAAACATAGATCAGATGGTTACTGGTTTTTTAATAACGGTATGCCTACTTACATCACTGGTACTCATTACATGTATTTGCAGTGGTCAAAAATTGACGTTGGAGCTCCCGATTATAGAGAGTCAAATAGACTCTTCTTTATATTCTGGGAAGCTTGCAAAGCAGATGACAGATGTTATGGAATGTGTTACCTTAAAAACAGACGGAGTGGATTTAGCTTTATGTCATCAGCCGAGTTGGTTAACCAAGCAACAATATCTTCTGATTCCAGATTCGGCATACTTTCTAAAACTGGATCAGATGCTAAGAAAATGTTCACAGATAAAGTTGTCCCAATATCCGTTAACTATCCGTTTTTCTTCAAACCAATCCAAGATGGTATGGATCGTCCTAAGACCGAGCTGGCATACAGAGTACCAGCTTCAAAACTTACTAGACGTAAACTAGAAACAAACGAACAACTTGAAGAACTACAAGGACTAGATACAACTATTGACTGGAAAAATACAGGAGATAACTCTTATGATGGAGAGAAGCTTAAGTTATTAGCTCATGATGAAAGTGGTAAGTGGGAAAGACCTGATAATATATTAAACAACTGGAGAGTTACAAAAACTACATTAAGACTAGGATCAAGAATCGTAGGCAAATGTCTGATGGGCTCAACTTCAAACGCATTAGAAAAAGGTGGAGACAACTTTAAACAATTATACTACAATTCAGACGTTACAGAAAGAAATAAAAACGGACAAACAAGTAGCGGACTCTATTCTCTCTTCATACCTATGGAGTGGAATTACGAAGGATTCATGGATACTTTTGGATTACCTGTATTCACTACGCCACAGAATCCAATCAAAACAAAACAAGGTGGCACAGTTACAAGAGGAGTTATTGATCACTGGGAAAACGAAGTTGAAGGACTAAAAAATGATCAAGACGGTTTAAATGAATATTACAGACAGTTTCCAAGAACTGAAGAACATGCATTTAGAGATGAAACAAAAAGTAGTTTATTTAACTTAACTAAAATATACCAACAAATAGATTACAACGAGGAAATAAAAAATTCAAAGTCTATAACTAGAGGTAACTTTCAATGGGAGCAAGGTGTTAAAGATACTATGATTACTTTTTATCCTAATCCTAAAGGTAGATTCAATATTTCTTGGGTACCACCTAAAAATTTACAAAATAGAGTGATTATAAAGAATGGAATTAAATACGCTGGTAATGAACACCTTGGAGCATTTGGGTGTGATTCTTACGATATTAGTGGTACTGTTGATGGTCGCGGTTCTAAAGGAGCGCTACACGGATTAACAAAGTTTTCAATGGAAGATTGTCCACCTAATCATTTCTTTTTAGAATATATAGCTAGACCACAGACAGCTGAAATGTTTTTTGAAGATGTATTAATGGCGTGCATATTTTATGGAATGCCTATATTAGCTGAAAACAATAAACCTAGATTATTATACTATTTTAAACGTAGAGGTTATAGAGGATTTAGCATAAATAGGCCAGATAAAATATGGAATAAACTTTCTGTTACCGAAAGAGAAATAGGTGGAATACCAAATTCTAGTGAAGATATTAAGCAAGCTCACGCAGCTGCTATAGAATACTATATTGAAAATTACGTCGGTGAGCTAAGTACCGGATATGGAGATATGTATTTCAATAAAACATTAAACGATTGGAGTAAATTTAATATTACTAATAGAACTAAATATGACGCGTCAATTAGTTCTGGTTTAGCTATCATGGCTTGTAATAAAAACAAATACAGACCAGTACCATTAAGAGATAAAAGAACTAACATAGACTTAGGAATTAAACGATACAATAATAAAGGATCTATATCACAAATAATCAAATAAATGAAGAAAATTTTAACAAATAGTTATAGCACTTTTCCCGATCAGGTGGTATCTGATGAGGTAAAAAATAGTTGGGACTATGGTATGAAAGTTGCCAAAGCTATCGAAGGTGATTGGTTTAGTGGTACTAGATCAGGAGTTGAAAATAGATGGAATAGCAATTTTAATAATTTTAGATTACGTAGACTATATTCAAGAGCAGAACAACCAGTTCAAAAATATAAAGATGAACTAGCTATTAATGGTGATTTAAGTTACTTAAACTTAGACTGGAAACCTGTGCCAATAATACCTAAATTTGTAGATATAGTAGTTAATGGAATGGATGATAAACTTTATGATATTAAAGCTTATGCCCAAGATCCTGAGTCAAGAAAAGTAAGATCTAAGTATGCAGAAGATATACTTAGAGATATGCAAGCAAAAGAATTTTTAGCACAATTAAAACAAACTATTGATTTAGATTTATTTAATACTGCAAAACCAGAAGAACTACCTGAAAATAAAGAAGAACTTAATTTACATATGCAATTAAGTTATAAGCAAGCTAGTGAGATAGCTGCTGAAGAAGCTATAAACAACACGTTAGATTTTAATAAATACAACTTAACTAAGAAAAGAGTAATAGAAGATTTAGTTGTATTAGGTATTGGAGCTACAAAAACTAGCTTTAATAAAGCAGAGGGTGTCGTTGTTGATTATGTAGATCCTACTAGAATGGTTTATTCCTATACTGAAGATCCAAATTTTGAAGATATATGGTATGTAGGAGAAGTAAAACCTATATCATTACAAGAATGTAAAAAAGAATTTCCACATTTAACCGATGATGATTTAGAAAGGCTAGAAAGATACCAAGGTAATAGTAGTTTTTTATACAACTGGAATGGTAGGCAAGATAATAATTCTATTTATATATTGTATTTTGAATATAAAACTTATAGAGATCAAGTATTTAAAATAAAGAAAACATCAACAGGTTTAGAAAAGTCAATTGAAAAACCAGACACTTTTAATCCTCCTGAAAACGATAACTTTGATAGAGCAAGTAGATCAATAGAGGTATTATATCATGGAGCTAAAGTATTAGGTTATGAAGAAATGCTTAAATGGGAGATGGCTGAAAACATGACTAGACCAAAGTCTAATTTAGTTAAAGTAAATATGAATTATAACATATGTGCTCCTAAATTATACATGGGTAGAATAAATAGTTTAGTAAGCCGTATGATGGGTTTTGCTGATATGATACAGTTAACTCATTTAAAAATACAACAAGTAATATCTAAAGTAATACCTGATGGTGTGTTTTTAGATGTGGATGGTTTAGCAGAAGTAGATTTAGGAAGTGGAACTACATATAATCCTAAAGAAGCTTTAAACATGTATTTTCAAACTGGTAGTATTTTAGGTAGATCAATGACGCAAGAAGGAGATCCAAACCCTGGAAGAATACCTATACAAGAATTAACAGCTAGCGGAGGTCAAGGCAAGATACAGTCTTTAATTAGTACTTATCAATATTATCTTCAAATGATAAGAGATGTAACTGGCTTAAACGAAGCTAGAGATGGTAGTATGCCTAACTCAGATTCACTTGTAGGTTTACAAAAACTTGCAGCAGCGAATAGTAACACAGCTACAAAACATATATTAAATAGCTATTTATACATAACACTTAGGACATGTGAAAATATAGTATTAAGAACATCAGATGCTATAGAGTTTGATTTAACTAGAGAAGCTTTAAAAAATAGTATATCAACTTGGAATGTAGGTCAACTAGATGATATGCAAGACATGCATTTATATGATTATGGTTTATATCTTGATTTAGTTCCTGATGAAAAAGAAAAAGAGCAATTAGAGATGAATATACAAGCTGCTATACAAAGTGGTAGTATAAATCTTGAAGATGCAATAGATATTAGACAAATAAATAACTTGAAGTTAGCTAATCAAATGATTAAGTTAAAACGCAAGCAAGCTGCTGAAGCCGCTCAAGCTGCGTCACAAGCTAACATTCAAGCTCAAGCTCAAGCTAATGCACAAGCAGCCGAAGCAGCCGCCATGTCAGAAGTTCAAAAACAACAAGCTGTACTAGATACTAAACTTAAGTTTGAAAAAGGTAAATCTCAATTTGAAGTTGAAAGAATGCGCGTTGAATCTCAAATAAAAAGAGAATTAATGGAACTAGAGTTTAACTACAACATGCAACTAGGCCAACAAAAAATAAACAGAGAACAAAAAAGAGAACAAGAAATTGAAAATCGTAAAGATAAACGTGCTAAAATAGTTGGCACACAACAATCAAAAATGATAGATCAAAAGAAAAATGATTTATTACCGATTAATTTTGAAGATGAAGAATCTATGAGTGATGTTCAACCAATGAGTGAACTTGAAAATCCTCCATTAGGTTCTGAAAATATGTAATTATATTATATTATGGAAAATAAAGAAGTACCACAAGAAGGGGATTTCAAGATAAAGAAAAAACCTAAAATGAAAAAACTTGTAGAAACAAAACAAGTAAACAAGGTTGATCTTTCAAAGAAAGAAGAACCAAAAAAAGAAATAACTAATAATAAAGAAGATGCCGTTCAAGAACAATCAAAGCAATCTGAGCAAGATGTATCAAAGAAAGAACCATCACCTCAACTTGAAGAGATCACACCACAAGCAAGTGAAAAGCAAGATGAGAATACAGAAAAAGAAGTAGTAGTATTAAATGAAAAAAAATACGACAACGTAGAAAAAACAAAAACATTTGAAAAACCTGAAACGAAACCTGAAATTACTCTTCCAGAAAATGTGGAAAAACTAGTAACTTTCATGAAAGAAACAGGTGGCACAGTTGAAGATTACGTTACTTTAAATAAAGACTACTCAAAATACGATGACACTTTATTAGTTAGAGAATATTATAAAAAGACTAGACCACACTTATCAGACGATGAAGTTAGCTTTATAATGGAAGATAATTTTAAGTATGACGAAGAAGTGGACGAAGACAGATTTGTAAAAAAGCAAAAGCTTAAATACAAAGAAGAAGTTGCTAAAGCCCGAACTTTTCTGGATACGATGAAGAGTAAGTATTATGACGAAATCAAGTTGAGGCCGTCTACTACTAAAGAACAACAGAAAGCTATGGACTTTTTCAATAGATATAACGAGGTAGAATCTGCTAGAGCAGAACAAAGAAATACGTTTGTTAACAACACTAAAGATTATTTTCAAGAGAGTTTTGAAGGTTTCAATTTTGACGTAGGAGATAGAAAATTTAGATATAAAGTTAACAACGCTTTTGAGATAGCTGACAACCAGTCTGATGTTTCTAAATTCATGGGTAAATTTGCCAATGAAAAAGGACAAATAACAGACTTAGAAGGTTATCATAAAGCTTTGTTTGTAGCTAGCAACGCCGATAAGTTAATGGAACATTTTTATGAGCAAGGCAAAGCCGATGCTACTAGAAATATTGTTCAAAAATCAAAAAACATAAACCAAGCTCCAAGGTCGGGTGAACAGGGCGAGGTTATGCCTAATGGTTGGAGAGTAAAAGCCATAACAGGTGTAGATTCCACTAAGTTAAAAATTAAAAAAAGAACATAAATAAAACTTAAATAATGGCTGGAACATTAAGCGGTGGTGCTGTACCACCAAGTATAAGACCTATGCCGAATCAAGTGTTAGTTCAAGACAATTATATTGACTTTAACAACCTTGCAAACGGACAGTGGGCACAACAATATCTACCTGAGCTTTACGAAGCTGAAGTAGAAAGATACGGAAACAGAACTTTAGGTGGTTTCTTGAGAATGGTAGGAGCTGAAATGCCAATGACATCAGATCAAGTTATCTGGTCAGAGCAAAACAGACTACATATTGCATACAAAGGTGTAAATATGGTAGAAGCTGGAGCTGGTTATCCAAAAGTTGATATCACAATTACTCCAAACCCAGCTGGTGGTGGATCAGGTACTAACCCTGCTACTTCTGGTTTAAGAGTAGGTAACACTATTTTAATTTCTGATGCTGCTACAGGATTAGTAACTGTTAAAGCTTTGATTGTAAAATTAGAGACTGCTGATGGTTATGAAGTAAAAGCTGAGGTTTATAACTCAGGTACTTCTTTACCTGCTGCTTTAGATAATGCAGATTGTAACTTATTTGTTTACGGTTCTGAATTTCCTAAAGGAAGTAATGGTATGACTGGTGCTATCGAACCTGGTGTAACTACTTTCACTAACTCACCAATTATCTTAAAAGATAACTATGAGCTAAGTGGATCTGATGCTGCACAAATTGGTTGGATTGAAGTCGCAACTGAAGACGGAACATCTGGATACCTATGGTATTTAAAAGCTGAAGCTGAAACAAGATTAAGATTTGAAGATTACTTAGAAATGAGTATGGTTGAAGGTGAGCTTATGGCTACTGCAAACACTCCATTTGGATCTGAATTTTTAGGTTCTGCTGCAACTCAAAATATCAAAGGAACTGAAGGTTTATTTGCTGCTATCGAAGATAGAGGTAATATATACACTGGATTTTCAACAACTGGTATTGGATCAGGTGCTTTAGTTGACTTTGACGATATATTAAAGCAACTAGATAAGCAAGGTGCTATTGAAGAAAACATGTTATTCTTGTCAAGAGAAACTGCTCTTGAATTTGACAACATGTTAGCTGCTGTTAATGCGAATGCTGCTGACGGTGCTTCTTACGGTCTATTTGACAACGAAGCTGAAATGGCTCTTAATTTTGGTTTTACAGGGTTTAGAAGAGGTTCTTATGACTTCTACAAAACTGACTGGAAATACTTAAATGATGCTACAACAAGGGGATTAGACAATCAAATTGATGGTGTAATGATACCTGCTGGAACATCTACAGTGTATGACCAAATGATGGGATCAAACATCAGACGACCTTTCTTACATGTAAGATATAGAGCTTCTGAAACTGAAGATAGAAGATTTAAAGCTTGGATCACAGGATCTGTTGGTGGTGCTTACACTACTGATTTAGATGTGTTAAGAGTTAACTTCTTATCTGAAAGATGTTTAATTACACAAGCTGCAAACAACTTTGTATTATTCAAAGGTGCTGCTACTCCGTGATAATTTAACTTAACTCAACAAAGATCCCGCTAAGGCGGGGTCTTTATTTTATTTATTATATTATATTATATTATGGAAAATGAATTTAAAGATAGGTTCTACTTTTTAATGACTGGTAGAACACCACTTACTTATACTATACCTAGTAAGCATACTAGAAGATACCCTTTAATGCATTTTGATGAAGAAAAAGGTTATCAAAGAGAATTAAGATACGCAACTAATATGCAATCACCTTTTAAAGATGAGCAAAAAGGAGAAGCTACACTTAGACATATTGTTTTTGAAAACGGTAGTTTAATTGTAAAAGCTAATCAACAAAATCTGCAAAAATTTTTAGAATTACATCCACAAAATGGAGTGGTGTTTGCTGAACATAAACCTGAAGTAATAGCTGAAGATCAATTTGATGCGTTAGAAATGGAAGTTGCTGCTATGAATATAGCTTATGAAATGGATATTGAGCAAGCTGAAGCTATTCTTAGAGTAGAACAAGGTTCTAGTGTATCTAAAATGAGTTCTAAAGAACTTAAAAGAGATTTATTATTGTTTGCTAGAAAACAACCAAGAACATTTATAAATCTATCTGAAGATGAAAATGTAATATTAAGAAACTTTGGTATCAACGCTGTTGAAGCTAAAATATTAAAGTTGTCTCCTGATAATAAAACATTTTCTTGGGCTAGTAATGGTCGTAAATTAATGACTGTTCCTTTTGATGAGCATCCATATACAGCTTTAGCTTCTTGGTTTAAAACCGATGAAGGTATAGAAGTATATAAATCAATAGAGAAAAAGTTAAAATAACAAGTGATTATAATTAAGGCGGCACTTCGCCGCCTTTTTTTAACTATAAAAATATGGAAATTAACGTAAACACTGTCTATACTACCGTGTTAAGTATTCTTAACAAAGAACAAAGAGGTTATATTACTCCTTATGAGTTTAATAATCTTGCTACCCAAGTGCAATTAGATATTTTTGAAAGCTATTTTGAGAATCTAAATCAACAATTAAGATCTGGTGGTAACAGCAGTGATTACGCAGACAGAGTAAAGTTACTAGAAGAAAAAATAGCTAGATTTCAAGTCGATGAGGCTATAGTACTCACAGATGTTCAAGGTTTATCTTTAGGAAATTTAACTAGTTTAACTGAACCTGTTTATAGATTAGGTGCTCTATATTCTACATATGAAAATTATTTAGCTGTAGAAGCAGAAGAAGTTACATCTAATCAATTTAATAAATTAAGAAGATCTAATCTCACCTCACCAAGTAGAGATTGGCCTGTTTATTACAAACAAGGAAATCAAATAAAATTACTTCCAAATAACCCAACAGCTTCTAATCAAACGTATCAATTAGAATACATAAGAAAACCTAAGAATGTTGTTTGGGCTTATGGTATAGGTACTCAAGGACAATATATATGGGATGAAGTATATACAGGTGGTAGTGCTATAACGCCGGCTAGTGGATCTCAAAACTTTGAAATAGATGTTACAGACCAAACGGAAGTAATATTAAAAATATTAATGTATGCTGGTGTAATAATAAAAGATCCAGAAATAATACAAGCTGCTTCAGGACAAGCGCAAATGAAAGATCAATTACAATCAAGCTAATAAATTATGGGACTAATTAAAGAAACAAACGCAGCATATTATTCAGGTCAATTAGTTATAGAGGCGACTTCTCCTACTGTATACACTTTTGGAAATACCGCTACAGGTGTTGGTTTTAACACTCAATTGGTTAGTGCTTATGACTCTACCATGACGCAGGTAGGGCCAGCTTCTAATTATACATTATATAATTTAACTACAGGTGTTACTTTTCCTGAACAAGAAACAGGCGTTGCTAATGGTAGTATTAATGAATTAGTATTAGCACCTGGTGCAACTACAATAGTTAATATAGGAGATTTCTTATTATGTCAATTAAAAGAAAGTGCTGTAGATGAAAACTATGGTAGTTATAGTTATATATCTTTAAACGATATAGTTGACAACTTTATAGTTGGATATACTGGAGAAGACCAAATATTAAACAAAGTTAAAAGATCTCAAATATTATTTCACGCAAAGAGAAGTTTACAAGAATTATCATACGATACTTTACCTTCTTTAAAATCACAAGAGCTTACTATACCTCCAAGCTTGTCTATTCCTTTACCACAAGACTATGTTAATTACATAAGAGTTGCTTGGTGCGATAGTGCTGGTGTACTACATACTATAAATCCCTTAATGGGATTAAGTGGTAACCCTACTGAATTACCAATACAAGACGGAGATGGTGTTCCTACTCAAAACTCTTTTGGAGAAAATAATGAAGCTCAACAATCGCTAATAGAAGATAAGTGGGCTAGCGCAACAGATGCTAATATAACTGGTAATTACGATCCTTATCAAACAATAGGTGTTTATGATTATGTTTGGTGGAAACAAAATTACGGTCAAAGATATGGATTACTTCCTGAGTATACAAACATAAATGGTTGGTTTAGTATAAATGAAAGAACAGGTAGCTTATCTTTTTCTAGCGATTTAGCTAATAGGCAAATAATGTTTAAGTATTTATCTGATGGGTTAGCATACGATAAAGATTCTAAAATACCTAAACTAGCAGAAGAAGCTATGTATATGTCAATAATGTACAATGTGATTGCTTCAAGAAAAGATGTTGACGGCGGGACAAAGTCGTTTTATAAAAGAGAAAAATATGTTAAAACTAGAAACGCTAAAATAAGATTACAAAACCTTAAGTTAGACGAAATAGTACAAGTATTTAGAGGTCAATCTAAATGGATTAAACATTAATTAAATGGCAAGAAAATCTACACATACTTTTGTTCAATCAAAAATGAACAAAGATTTAGACGCTAGATTATTAGAAGCAGGTCAATATAGAGATGCGCAAAACGTAGCTGTTAGTCGATCAGACTCAGCTGATGTGGGTGCTTTAGAAAATATCTTAGGTAATATATTATTAAAAATTTTTCCAGTAAGAGGTGTTAATTTAGCTGAAGCTATTGGTTGGTGTTTTAATGAAGATAAAGACGAAATATA